GGATTTCTATCCAGACCCAAATGCAAAGACTATTGAAGAATGTGAATATGTTGTACATAGACACAAACTAAATAAAAATCAATTAAGAGATTTATTAGACAGACCTTTCTTTGATAAAGAAGCAGTACTAGAAACTTTACAGGATGGTCCTAACTATCGTAACAGAACTTTTGAAACACAAATCAAAGCAGAAGATGATAGTAACACAACTGAAACAGATAGATTTGAAGTATTAGAATTTTGGGGTTGTGTAGATAAAAAAGTTTTAGAAGATGCTCAGATACCTATTCCAGAAGGAATGGATGATGAGAAAGAAATGCAAATCAATGCATGGGTAACTGAAAACAGAGTGTTAAGAATGGTAGTCAATCCATTTAAACCTTACAGAATACCATACAATGCATTTCCTTATGAGAAGAACCCATATAGTTTCTTTGGTATTGGTGTACCAGAGAATATGAAAGATGCTCAACAAATTATGAATGGTCATGCAAGAATGGCTATTGATAATTTAGCTTTATCGGGTTCACTTGTTTTTGATGTTGATGAGTCAGCATTAGTAGCAGGACAAAACATGGATGTATATCCGGGCAAGATATTTAGAAGACAAGCAGGTATGCCGGGTCAAGCTATTCATGGATTAAAGTTTCCAAACACATCAACTGAAAATATGATGATGTTTGATAAGTTTAGACAGTTGGCAGATGAGTCAACAGGAATACCTTCTTACTCTCATGGTCAGACAGGTGTTCAAAGTATGACAAGAACAGCTTCTGGTATGTCAATGTTATTATCAGCAGCAAACTTAAATATAAAAACTGTTGTAAAAAATTTAGACGATTTCTTATTAAAACCTTTGGGCGAAGCATACTTCCAATGGAACATGCAGTTTTATGAAGGAGACTTAGCAATCGAGGGAGACCTTGAAGTTAAGGCAACAGGAACATCTTCTTTAATGCAAAAAGAAGTTAGGTCACAAAGACTTACAATGTTCTTACAAAGTGTACAGAATCCTTCGATAGCACCATTCGTAAAGATTCCAGAATTAATAAAAGAACTAGCATATACATTAGACCTTGACCCAGAGACAGTAATCAATGACCCTAATGAAGCAGAAATATATGCTAAGATTATAGGACTACAAAATGCAAGACAGAACCAAGCAGTTGGTGGAACAGATAGTCCAGAGTCCCCAATGGATACACCTCAAGGAGTACCTAACCAATCTCCAACACCAGACAACTCGGGAGTTGGCAATGGCACAATCGGAACAGGAGGTGTTCCGCAAACAGGGGAAATGGAATTTACTGGAACAGTTAATCCAACTGGACAAAACTAATAAACTTAACAAACAGGAGAAATAACTATGCCAATGGGAAAAGGAACTTATGGAAGTAAAGTAGGAAGACCACCTAAAAAGAAAATGGCACATGGCGGAATGGCACATGGCAAAAAGAAAAAAATGATGGGTGGCGGAATGATGAAAAAGAAAATGATGTATGGTGGAATGGCATCTAAAAAGAAAAAATAATTTTAATGGCTACTGAAAAATTAAAAAATCAAATGGATGGGTTTATGCGACCCGCAACAGATGAAGCACCTACTATGGGATTGTATGATACTAATACACCTCAAAGTGTGCGTGAAGGAACTCCATTAAGATTATTTGATAAAACCAGAGCAAGATATAAAGCAGGTGATGTTGTAGAAGATAATTACAACAGAGCATTAGCAGTTTATAGTGCAATGAAAAATGCTAATGAACCAGATGCAAAAATTAAAGAAAGAATTGGTGAACTCCAATATAATAAAATTATTATGAATAAAGCAAATGTTAAGAAAGCTGCTACAGGTGGCTTAATGGGTGGTGACCCTAGACTTGGAAGAGTAGAAGATGTTGGATATCAAGCTTATAGTAAAGGTGGCTTAACAGATTATGAATTAGTCCAATTAAAAAACATGGGCTATGATGTAAATAAATTTGGTGTAAAACACTATGGTGGTGAAAGTGTTTTAAAAGATGTTTTAAAAGTAAATCAATATGCTGAAGGTGGTGAAGTTAAAGATGAAGGTATGAAAATACCAGAACTTTCACCAGAAGCAGAAACTTCTTTAGAAATGCAAATGGAAGAAGCAATGCCACAAGGCGAAGAAACTGAAATGAATGTAGAAGCACAAGTTGATACATCTGTTTTAGATTCAGAAGAAGAACAATTATTAGAAGAAGTTATTGAAATGCATCCGGGTATAATGGATGTTATTGTCAAATTAACAGCAAAAGAATTTACCGGTGAGGGCGAAGTTGATGGACCGGGAACAGGAACTTCAGACTCGATACCTGCAATGTTATCGGATGGTGAGTTTGTATTTACAGCAAAAGCAGTTAAGCAAATTGGTGTGGACAGACTTAGAAAACAAATGAAAGCAGCAGAACAAGAGTATGATAACAGTATGGCAGTTCAAGATTCTCAAATGGAATCTGGACAACCCATGATGGCAAAAGGTGGATTATTATCTACCAATAAGTATAATATATAGAGCTACCCGGGCAATCACCTAGGCACTCTATATCGGCTACTTTGCAATACGCAAACCCCAAAACAAGAAAGGTGATTAAAAATGGTTGAAAGTAATGCAGACACTTTACTGAAAAGTAAAGCTACTCAGCAGAGTAATGAAACAGAAGCAAATCCATATAATGCTAAAAAGGATTATATTGATTATGAACAAAAGGAAGCAAACGCAAAAGAACCTTTTGCAGATGCTAACACAATAGCGGTTAAGAAGGACCAACCAAAAGTTGTTGTTGACTCAATGAGGTCAGAACAAACAGAGGAAGACACTCCGGAAGAACAAGCTGACAAACCTTATCAAAAGGTTGACTACAAAAAAAGATATGATGACCTCAAAAAACATTATGATGGTCGGGTTAATTCTTTTAAGTCAAGAGAAGAGGAACTATTAGCAGAGATTCGTTCTAATAGACCTAAGTACAAAGCACCTAAAAGTGCCGAGGAAATCGAAGCTTTTAAAAAAGAATATCCAGATGTTTATGGTGTTGTTGAAACAGTCGCACATCTTAGAAGTTCTAAGGAAACAGAAGATTTAAAACAAGAGATTAAAAGTCTTAAAGAATTAAATCAAACTGTTAACAAAGAAAAAGCAGAAGCTAGACTAGCGAGAATGCATCCAGACTTCGAACAAATTCGTGAGTCAGATGATTTCCATAGTTGGGCATCAAGTCAACCAGAAGCGATTAAGGATTGGGTTTATGGTAATGCTACAAACGCAGAACTTGCTTCAAGGGCAATAGACTTATTCAAACAGGATACCGGCAAGTCAAAATCTAAAGAAGTGTCTGGCGATTTAGTTGCTGCATCAGAAATGGTGAAAGTTAAAAACAGCAAAGAAATTGGCTATGGTACTAAGAAGATTTGGACTCGTTCTCAAATAGCGGCAATGTCGCAGTCAGAATTTGATAAGAACGAAAAAGCTATAACTGATGCTATGTCTGAAGGTCGTATCATAAATGATATGGGTAACAGACCAAGTAGAGGTTCTGGTAATCCGACTTACTAAATTATAGACCGCACATTGTTAATCACTTAACTTAAACAACACAAGAAAGGGGAATATCATGGCGGTATTTCAAAATGCTTCTGGTGGTGCTAATAATAACTTTAATGCAGGTACTTCCGGACAAACTAATGAGTTCTTCGTACCAGAAATATTTTCGAAGAAGATTCAAAACTTCTTTAGAAAGTCTTCTGTTATCGAAGCAATAACAAACACAGACTACGCAGGTGAGATTGCGGCTTTCGGTGATACAGTAAAAATCATCAAAGAACCAGAAATCACAGTTGCGGCTTATACAAGAGCAGCTAGTACAACTAAACAGTACTTAACTGACCAAGAATTAACTCTTGTAATCGACAAAGCAAACAGCTTTAAGTTTATAGTTGACGATATCGAGGAAAAACTTTCTCATATCAACTTTGCATCAGTAGGTGCATCAAGTGCAGCTTATACTCTTAAGAACACTATGGATGCTGAAGTATTATCTGCAATGTTTGCAGGTGTATCTACTTCTGGTCCAGACCATAGACTTGGTGGTGATGGCAATGGTGCTGCATCAGGAAGTTTTGGTGCTAATGACCCATTAGATATGGGTTATGCATCTGGTGAGTTGACTCCTTTATCAATCATGGCTAGAATGGCTAGATTGTTAGATGACTCTCAAGTACCAGAAGACCAAAGATGGTTCGTTGCAAAACCAGAGTTCTATGAAGAACTAGCAGCAGAAGACTCAAAACTTATGTCATCTGACTTTAACCAAGGTGATGGTGGAGTAAGAAATGGTCTAGTTGCATCTGGTTCAATTAGAGGATTCCAAATGTATAAATCTTCTAATGTACCTGCAACTACAGGTTCTACAGCTACTGGACAATGCTTAGCAGGACATATTTCTTCTACAGCAACTGCCCAGTCAATCCTAAACATTGAGACTTTAAGAGATACTGATACTTTCGGTGATATCGTAAGAGGTCTTCATGTATATGGAAGACAAGTTCTTAGAGATGATGCAATCGTGAAAGCGGTTTACACTATCGACTAATACTAATATTGAGGGGGCGATTAATCTCGCCCTCTCTTTTAAAAT